GTCTTAGCCGGGGTCTTAGCCGGGGTCTTAGCCGGGGTCTTAGCCGGGGTCTTAGCCGGGGTCTTAGCCGTCGAGGTCGGGGGGTTAACTTGCTGCCCTTGCCACAAAAGCCCCGCCCGCGCCGCCGCTTCTGAGTTAAACGCGGGTTTTTTCGCAGCGCCGCCAGTAGCGAACTTCCGGGCAACGAGGGAGTTGGGGTCTACGATGGAAGCAATACCGGCCATACCAAACTCCTAAAGCTGCGCTGAGATGACGACCCAGCGTGCATCTGCTTTTGAATAAATAAGCGTCGTCACTCCAGAACCTGTCGTAACGATGTCGGCCCCGGTGTTCGTGATAATGCGATTTGGTGCGGTGCTACTTGCACTTTGATTTGCAATCGTCATGACATTTGCCGTGGCGTTATATAGCACCACTTGCTGTCCATCTAGCGCGGAAAAAGCCAACGCCCCAGCAGAATCATTTACTGCGTTGGCCGTCAAAATCCCTGTAATCGAAAACGCCGAGGTAGGGGCTGAGATTCTAAAGAACGTAGTCGCCGGAATAACGAGATTGTCGTTTGCGCCATTAACTACCGTAAGCGCGGTAAATGGGGTAACGAGCCGATTGGTGGACATGCTGTCCACGTTGATTCCAGCACGGGAATCAAAATTCGTAAAAAAGTTATCCAACGCCCGCGCAAGCTGGTTGAAGTATGGAAACTCGTATTCTCTAGGCGCACCGGGGATACGCGGAGATTTAAACTGATCAAACGCCACAACTAACCCCGTGTACCATCTTCACGCATATCAAGACGCGGAGCACCCAACTGCCAATTGACCCCAAGAACACCAGAAGACTCGATAGAAACCCCCATCTGGCGGGCACGCGCACGGACAAACACCTGCTCCGTATACTGTTCTACCGACACCGTTGACCCAGAACTTTGCGTGACTGAACGTGAGAAATCCTGCCCTTCCGAGTTGGAAGTCATATAGGCCGAGCCGGGGAAGTTACGCGGGTACAACGTGAAATCTACGGTGGGGCTAACCCCGGAAGCAGTGGTAGATCTCGCAAACGACACATCAGGGATGAGTCGGCGTACCAACATGAACTTGTTCCCATCCGGCTCAAGGTCAAAGTTGTTGGAGGTAATGTACGAAGTCATCGGAAGTGTGCCCGCATCCACGCCCTGCTCATGATTATACAGGTAATTATCGTCCCCACTCGCCCCTTGGGGGTATTGCCGCAGGGGTGAATCAGACCACGCGGTACGGCTCATACCTTCAGTGGCAACAGGAGAAGTCGTTGCAAGACAATCCCCGTAGTACCAAATACCGGCTGGGCCTTCGGCGTAATTGTAAATGACGTATTTGTCGATGGTGGTCGATTCAGAAGAACAGTAGAACCACCATATTTCAAAAAACCGTTCGTTGGGCGCAGCAAAAAATTGCTGAGATTGAGTCCAATTAATGTTCTCAAATATGTGTTGGCGAAGAGTGCAAGGGAGAGTATCCACGCGCCCGTTGTAGGAGAAAAACTTATCCGTCCCCATCCAATACAACGCGTTGTTGACAACCGCAACGGCGTTAGGGCCAATAAGTGAAATTTCAGAAGAAATAAGTTTCTGAGAAAATACGCTGTCAGACCCAGTGAATGTCACTGAGGTTATCGATCGTTCCGTGAATACAAGGATTTCACCAAGGTTGGAGATTGCACGAAGAATGGTTGAGCCGGTTTGGATTGTAAGAAACCCGGCGGTGGAGGATGCGGGCGTTGCGGGATCCCAGTTGGTATAGTCATCCTGACTTGCCCACCGCACTAGCAAAGGCTCAATTGTGTACGGGCTACTTGCACCGTAGGGCGTAGCGCCAAACGCCATCAAAATACCGCTGTAAGTATCGTAGAGAATCTGCCCAACTTGCTGTGGCACTTGCGTACCCGACAATGCTACTGCATTAGTGGTAGGGAACGTAAAGCTAGGGTCTACCGCCCAAATATAAATTGGGCCGTTATTAATGTTGAACAACAAATCAGTGTAATTGGTACTCCCGTTGTACCGAGATGCAAAATAAACAAACCGAAGGGGGTTTGAAATTGGGCTAACCGCCGCAATGCCCCAACCCGTGGTAGGAGACGTACCAGATCCGCCCCACGGAGGAGCGCCCCATCCTGTACCTCCAGCAGCCACTGCGTTACCGGAAGGGATATAGAAGTAGGCTGTGATACCCGTACCACCAGCGGGGGAAGAAGTGCTGGCTAGGGTGTCTACTGTGATCGTGAACTGATTCGCGTTCACCACCGTCACATAAAACTGAACCCCGTTGAAGCTAGTTGCGGGGATACTTCCTATCGCAGCGACCCCGGCAAACGTCATGTAGTCGCCGGTTACCGCCCCATGTGTATTGATGTTTACCGTAACTATGTTAGAGCCAGCAGATGGGGTAAGGCAGTTGTCGGTGTCTTGCGGCACCGATGCGCCCGTATAGGTGGCCCGAAGTGGCGTGATGTCGTTAAGCGTACCGCCGTTATCAACGTAAACTTTGGAGCTAGTGCCAAGCGCGAGGTAATTGTAGTTAGGCGCAGCGAGCCAATTGAAAAGCGTGCGGCATACTCCCAGATAGGCAGTTACCGAATACTTGGCCCATCCTCCCAATTTTTGGGGGTAGCCTGAGAGAAACCGAATTTTGTTGCATTCCCACCAACCGCCTTCGTTTGCGTAGTTGGTTTGATCTCGGTTTACCCCCGGTTTAAATACCAGCTTAGTGAGGGGCATTTATTTTTCCTTGCGGAAAATCTCGATGGCCGAGATAACAGCACCGACAGCCAGACCAATCTGCTGCATAGCATCGGGATTAACCCCCACGCCAAGCGTGCCCACCATGACGGCAGCGCCGCGCCAAGTAGAGGGTTCCTTCGCACGATCTAGGAAAAACTTGAGATTCATGGAGGCTCCTCCTACGGAAGGTTAATCAGATTCTCGGCGATACGCCGTGCCCACCCTTTACCATACTTATCGAAAACTTTCAACTCGGTCATGAACTTGAGGCGCTGACCGTTGAACACCGCAGCGAGCTTGTACTGATCCATTGCCCGCACCGCAGCCAACGTCCCCTGACCGATAATCCCGTCATCCTTAACCCCAACGGCCCGTTGAAGCCACTTCGCAGCCTGACCCACACCGGAGTTCACCGCGCCGTCAAACACAGCAAAACGCACTTGCTTGGGGAGATCGTCAGCGTGCAATTTGTCCCAATAGTCCCGGCGATAAATCTGCTGCGCTCGCTCAAGCGTCAAGTTCTTGATGTCCTCCATCGGATAGGAGTTAGCAGCGACGCCGTATTTGGTGCCCAGCATTTCACCGGCACCCACTTTTCCACCAGTCCAGTTGCCGGGGTCATTCCGGTCATTGCTATAACCGCCTTCGTGGCCGATAAGCACTTTAAAAGATTCTTCAAAAGTCATTTGTCCACCTTGGAGTCTAATTTGTCAAAGATACGAACCAGCATCTCTTTCACTTCGCGAATGTCTACACGGTAATCTTCACGGGAAACGTAAGTGCGAGGGATTTCTTCGCGGAGCTTAGAAAGGTCTGCACGAAGCGCGATACTAGCCTCCCACACGGAGCGGCCAAACCACCCAATAATCGCCATCACAACGCCAAGGATGATGTTAAAAAGTGTTTGGTAGTCCACTACTTTTCCTTACTTTTATCGTCGCGACGTTGGTCAGTGGCAATCTTGATGCCGGTAATCAACCCAATGAATCCCCCCACGATGGTCTGGAACGCAGGGAGTACGGCTTCAAAAATCTTGTTGTTGTCCACTTTCTCGTCAAACAACCCAATCATCATGCCGCTGACCATCGAAATGAGAATTAGGGACAACGTGACCGTAGCAATGAGCGTCACCCAGACCGACAGCTTCTCATTGGCATTCATGACTTACGCCCAAGGCAGACCTTCGGAAGTCGTCGGGGCTTTACGCCGGTCGATTTCCACTTTCATGGCATCCATCACTTCCGCAACACGCTCGTCGCCAAGCGCTTCCAAAACCCACTTGCTGACCTCTTCTTCGGTCAGGCTTTCAAACGGAATGAAGTCTTCCTTGGTGCTGTCTGGAGCAAAGCCGACATGTCCGAATGCAGTGGCTTGGAACCCCTCGTCATCCGCAAAAGCACGCCAGTGGGCCACAAGGACGCCGCCAGTGTCGATGTCGCGAGTCAGTCGTTCAATTTTCCAAAAAGTATTCATAGTGCTCATTTTTAGTCTCCTAGTTAATTAGCCATCATGGTGATCCAGTTAGTCCCATTAGACTGAATCATTGCAAATTTACCTGCGGTCGCCGCAAGGATTGCCGTGCCCGCCGTGTTAGATCCAAGCGGGATGACATTGGATGAAGCAGAAGTCACCGCAATCGCTGTGACGTTGGTCAAATACAAAATGCGCCCCGAAAAACTTGCCGCTGCCGGCAAATCGACCGTACAGGCGGTGGTTATGAACCGCAAAGATGAATCCGTGACAGCTACCGTATAGGTGGAACCGTTAATTAAGAGGGGAACACCGAGCGCCATTGCGCCATTAACATCAAGAGATACCGTCGGCGTAGCCCGACCAATTGCGACGTTGCCGCCAAAATAATTATTAGCAGTACCGTTAGCGTAAAAACCCCAAGCCGCACCGCCGCCAGTTGGCGTGTTGACGTTTGAGAAGAATCCGTAAGCTGTTTTTCCCGCCGTGACTGCGGCAGTATTTGCGGCCAAAAAACCGTAGTTAGCGACGGAACCAATGAGGTTAGAATCAGAATAAAAACCAATTTGAGCAGATGTTGAGCCGCTAAAAGTCCCTTGCGAAGCTACAAAATGATACAAAGTATTAAGCGAGACAGATGAGGCTGTTCCAATAACAGTCCTATACCCCGCAGCTATACTAGCCACATCTGACTGGATAGTTGCAACGGTATTGTTGGCGTAAGCCGACGTAGCGCCAGTGATGTTTTTTGAATTGTAGAAATTTGATCCTGCTAGGGGGGACGCCCCAAGACCGATATTACCAGAAGCTACTAATCCAGTTACGGATAAAACCCCCGTAGATGGAACGAAAGATAACGAGGCGCTAGTGGTTTTCTGCGGCAGGTTGCCCGTGTTTGCGGTGACCCAAGTGGGGTAGACGGCCACTGCGGTTGCGGCGTCGTTGGTGATCGCGGTGTTCGTAGCGTTCGTAGCGTTCGTAGCCGTCGTAGCCGTAGCAGCGTTGCCCGAAAATGCGGTGCCTTGGATGTTATTAAGCACAAGAGACACAATGGGGGTTGCCGCGCCATCGCAGCGGATTACGGCGTCGTAGCCGTTAGCAAGTAGCACCGTGTTTCCGACAGAATAGGTTCCTTGGAAAATACGAAGCGAACGGCTACCTGCTAGGCTATTCCTAACAAAGTAGTAGCCTACAAACGTAGCGGGGGTGATTTGGAGGTAGACATCTCCCCCGAGATCGGAGGCGCTATAGACCTCAATAATCCGCTTTTGTCCGTCAGAAGCAGAGCCAGACGCGACGTTAAGAGTATTCGGCGACCCCGAAGTTCCGGCGGTAGTAAGAGTTACCTTCACATACCCAACAATGGCGTTGTCGATAATGCTGTTGAAATTGGAATTGGTAGTCGTGCCCCACGAACCGGCTTGTTCGCCGGTAGTGATAAGTTCAATACCCAGATTAGAATAAGTAGAAGCCATTTTTTAGATCCTTTTACGCAGCTATTTGCGTCCAATTTGGGGTTTGAGCATCATTGACATCTGTCCAAGTGCCAGTCTGAGTATCGTTTACCGGCGTCCAGCTAGTGGTTTGCGAATCGTTTACCGCACTCCATACTCCAGTCTGGCTATCGTTCACAGGCACCCAGCTTGGATTTTGGTCGGGGACTATTTGGCTCCATATAATAAAGGAAACCGCCCCAACCACTCCAGTCGTAGTAACACCAACAAGCGCCACTTCCGCGCCGGGAATAACGGAAACATCGCCTACGACCCCAGTAGTCGTAACCCCTACGACGTTTATAAACGTAGCCTGCTGGGCAACAACCGTCCCTACGACGCCGGTCGTCGTAACGCCTGTGAGATCCACGATCGTATTGGGTAGGACAGTCGGCGTACCCACCACTCCAGTGGTCGTGACCCCCGTAAGGGCTACGTTAGCCGCGCCGGAAACGGAAACAGTGCCCACGGCTCCAGTCGTAGTGACGCCTGTAAGCGCAACATTAGCCGTGCCGGAAACAGAAACTGTCCCAACTACGCCGGTCGTAGTACGTCCAGTGAGGGCTACGTTAGCTGCGCCGGAAACAGAAACTGTCCCAACTCGCCCAAGGGTGGTAACCCCCGTAAGGGCTACGGTGGCTGTGCCGGAAACGGAAACGGAGCCTATGGCTCCAGTCGTCGTGACGCCTGTGAGGGCTACAGTTAGGCTGGGAAGAACAGAAACAGTACCAACGACGCCGGTCGTAGTACGCCCAGTAAGGGCTACGATCGTATTAGGAAGAACCGAAACTGTCCCAACGACGCCGGTCGTAGTACGCCCAGTGAGGGCTACGTTGGCTGTGCCGGAAACGGAAACGGAGCCTATGGCTCCAGTCGTCGTGACGCCTGTGAGGGCTACAGTTAGGCTGGGAAGAACAGAAACAGTACCAACGACGCCGGTCGTCGTGACGCCGGTAAGAGCGACCGAATTACTTACCCAAACGGTAGAAAACGGCGCTCCAGAAAACGGCGCGACGGAAAACATTTACTAGCCCCAAGGAAGGGGTAGAGATACGACCGGAGGCTGCTGCATATACACAATCTGCATGTTCAAATTAGCATCGATTGCTGTTTTTGAATCGCTGCCGATACTTGCCCAAACCCAGTCAAGCACTTGCTGCTCAGTGAGTTGATCGTAGGGGATAAAAGTCCCCGTTGGCGCAGGGATTTCAGTCTGACCACCGCGCCGCGCTTCGTTCACACCGTCAGTATCTGATGCAAGCCAATTTACAAGGTAGACAACATCGGTCTGCCCAGCTTCTTGCGTCTTGACCATCATCGATTGAACCGCCCATGTTGCCATAGTATTAACTCCAGTTTCCTACCGTTGTCGCGGTGCTAGACCCAATCGGGGTCAGATTAAAGTATGACCCAGTAGCGACCACGTTGGCGGCTGCCACCGATAGCGCGATAGACGGAATGATGGTTCCAGCAGTAGTAATCACAATAGACCCTTGAACTAGCGCATACCCAGTCGTAGTGGTAGTCGCCGGGGTGATAATGGTAGCCGCCGCTGTATTGCTAAAGGTGGTGTTCGCCGCAGTGGTTGACGTTGCTGTCTTGTTAGCGGTAGCAAGATAACGGAATCTGCCGAGGGCGGTGCCGCCAAACCCAAACGCTATTGTCCCGGATGTGGCGGAAAGAGAGCTTAGGTTCAAAAGGCATTCAAATAGGTATGAGCCAAGGGTTAGCGTCAGCGCTCCGTTCGTAGTGGCATTGAATGCTTGTTTCAGCACGTTGGCGGTGCCAAGCGGCGTTGTGTAGTCTGAGGTCAGGATGACGAACTGAGACGCGGCTACAACGCCTCGTTGACTTGCCTCGCCAGAGAAATAGAGGTTTTCCCCGTCATACTCCATCGTTCCAGCTTCAGCCGTCGTCAAATTTGTTCCGGCTGTGAACTTCAGTGGCGCGGTGTTGGCCGTGGCTGTACCAGCGGCAACATGAATTTTGGCGGCGGGCGTTACCCCCGTGTTGCCAAAGTAGACGTTGCCCCTAAATACGTTGTCGGCAGTGCCCGCTGAGTAAACGCCAAAAGCCGTACCGCCGCCCGAGGCCGTGTTGACGCCGGAATAGAACCCAAAAGCCTGCTTGCCAGCAGTGACTGCGGCGGTATCAGCAGCGAAAAAAGCGTAGTTATTAGTAGCACCAATAAGCGTACCGCCGGAATTAAATCCAAATTGACTGGTTACTGTAGATCCTGCGCCAATAGTTCCTTGAGTTGCAAGATAATGATACAGCTGCGTTAATGTAAACGCAGAGGCGGCGGTAGCTAAAAATGTATTGTATCCG